GTTTATAGTTTGTCCTTGATATAAGCGTCCGCCAGCCTTGTCAGTTCTTTTGCCTTTTCAAGGTCGAACGGACGGAGCCATTCGATGAAACCGGTGAGCACGCTGATGATATCGGCTATTCCGGTTTCCTGTTCCATGTTCCGAATGGCGGCCGACAGCTTGCCGAGAATGTCGGCTTCTTTGGAATTTGGGAACCGTTCTCCCTCCGCCCGTGCCGAGATGGCCCGGTTGATTTCCGCCACCTGACGGTACAGGTTGGCCACCTGTTCCTGCCGGGTGAGTGTCAGCCCGGCTTTCTGTTCCTCCCATTTCCCGGCACGCACCCAGTTGGACACTGTCACGCGGGACACTCCCACACGCTCCGCTATTTCCTGTTGCGTGAGATTCTCCCGCATGTATAAAGTCTTGGCCCATTCCTTCTTTTGGGCGTTCGTCAAATCTGCCATAGTGCTTTAATTCTTGTGATTCAACTGCAAAAATGCCCTAAAAATCCCGCGAAATAAAAATCGTTCCGCATGATGAGACTTTACAAAACCACCATGACATCATACCGTTACACGGTAAAAATACAATTTTCATACGCTGTTGATTTGTCGCATTTTTGCGATGTGAACCCAGCGTGATTATGTGCTAAAACCAGACAGATATGAGCAGATTTTTCAATATACAGACCGATGCGGAGGGAGTGTGCACCATCTTCCTTTACGGTGACATCGGAGACTATTACGAAGTACAGAGCGGACGGGTGGCCCGGGAACTGTTGGAAGCCGAAAAGGCGGGGAGCCGAATCCATGTCCGCATCAACAGCAACGGCGGCGATGTGTATTGCGGCATCGCCATCTACAACGCCATCAAAAACAGCAAGGCGGACGTACACATCTATGTGGACGGTATCGCGGCCAGCATGGCCAGCGTGATCGCCCTGTGCGGAAAACCGGTAGAGATGAGCAAGTATGCGAGGCTGATGCTGCACAGCGTGAGCGGAGGCTGCTATGGCAATAAAAAGGAGATGCAGAAGTGCATCGAAGAGATAGAGAGCCTCGAAGATAGTCTCGGGGACATTTATGCCGCCCGTCTCGGCATGACGAAGGAGGAGGTCAAGGCTACGTTTTTTGACGGCGAGGACCATTGGCTGACGGCAGACGATGCGCTCCGCCTCGGCTTTATCGACGGCATCTATGACGCGGAACCGGTTCCGGCGGGCAGTACCCCGGAACAGATATATACTTTATTCAACAACCGGCTCACGGAGCCACAAAACAAAAGCAAGATGAACTTGGAGGAAATTCGGAAACACCCCTCGTTTGCCAATTGCAAGAGCGAGGAGGAAGTAATCGCGCAGGCTCAGTCCTACGCAAGGGAAGCGGGCCGTGTCGCCGGTCTGGAAAATGAGAACAACGACCTGAAAACCAGGCTGAAAGAGTTTGAGGACAAGGCGGCCGCCGATGAAGAAGCCGCACGCAAGGCATTGCTTGACGCTGCGGAGGCAGACGGGCGCATCAATGCCGAAATGCGTCCTGTATATGAGAATATCCTGAAATCCAACCCGGAGGAAGGAGAAAAAGCGTTAAAGGCGCTTGCCCCGAAACGCAAGGTCATGGAGGACCTGAAAGTGGACCCGGGAGACGAGAGCCCGTGGAGCAAGCGAATGAAGGAAATCAACAACAAACTTAATAAACAATAACGATGGCGATAGTAGTAAAAAACACCAATTACAACGGCGAGGTGCTGGAGCAGCTGCTGACCCTCGCCGCCACCGGCAACGAAATCGTGGAGAAAGGCCTGATTATGGTCATTCCCGGTGTGGAGAAGAAAATCAGCCTGCCCCGTCTGAAAAGCGGGAAGATGCTCCAAAAACGCAAGGAAAATCCCGGTGTGGAAGATTCGAAGGGCAATTTCAATTATGACGAAAAAAGCCTCGATCCGAAGGATTTCATGGCCTTCACCGTGTTCAATCCCCGTGCCTTCGAGCAAATCTGGCGCAAGTGGCAGCCGAAAGGCAACCTCGTGTTCGCAGAGCTACCACCCGAAGCCCAGAATGCGCTGTTGGCCGAACTGGCCAAACAGGTACAGTTCGAATTAGGTGACCATTACATCAACGGCGAATACGGAGACGATGATGACCATCTGTTTAACGGTATCCTCACCCAAATGGCCAAAGATACGGAACTCATCATCGTGGACAGCGAGGAAACAACCATGCTCGGCAAGTTGAAAGCCGTTCGGAGCGCTATCCCCAAAGCAATCCGCAACAACCCGAACCTGCGTATCATCATGAGTATCGATGATTTCGACAAGTACGATGACGAACTGACGGAACGCGAAGCTAAGAACGCGAGCGAGACGGACGTGAACGCACATCGTTACAAGGGTATCGCCATCGAGACTTTGGCTGCATGGCCCGACGATCTGATTGTGGCCACGTTGTGTTCGATGGGCGCAGACGGAAACCTGTTCGCCGCCGTCAATCTGCAAGACGACGAGAATGTCATTCAGATAGACAAGATTTCCAATGCCAGCGAGTTGTACTTCTTCAAGATGCTGATGAAGGCTGATACCAATATCGCTTTCGGGGAGGAGACCGTGGTTTTGGACAGCCGCAAAAGTCCCGTATTTCAGCCGACAGCAAAAACCATTTCTGCCGACCCGACCACGGTGGCTATTCCGGCAGAGGGTGGCAGCAAGGAAGTGACCGTAACAGCCAGCGGTGAATACACCGTAGGCGCCGCTCCGGCCGGTTTTGGGGTAGAAGAAACCGAAACCGGTGTGACCATTTCGGCAGAGGCCAATGACACGGGCAATGCGAAAAGTGGGACTCTGACCATTACCCTGAATGCCGACAACTCGAAAACCGCTAAGATAACCATCTCGCAAGCCAAACAAGGAGCATAAGTCATGGGAAAGTTGAAATATCTGGTACTGCATTGCACCGCCACCCCCGAAGGGCGTGAGGTGACGGCTGACGAGATCCGTCGCTGGCACACCTCCGCACCCCCTGTCGGGCGGGGCTGGAAGCAGGTAGGATACACCGATATGATACACCTCGACGGCCGTGTGGAGAGGCTGGTGGACAACAACGAGGATGCGCAGGTCGATTCATGGGAGATTACCAACGGGGCAAAAGGGTACAACACGACAGCCCGGCACGTTGTGTACGTGGGCGGTGTCGCCGCCGACGGCAAGACTCCCGTGGACACCCGCACCCTCGCACAGCGGGAAGCGATGGAAACCTACGTGAAGGATTTCCACCGGCGCTTCCCCGACGTGGAGATTGTCGGCCACAACCAGTTGGCGGCGAAAGCCTGCCCCTCGTTCGACGTGCGGGCTTGGTTGAAATCAATAGGAATAAACCCATAAAAAAAGAATGAAATGAAAAAGTTGATTTGTTTTTTCATGCTGATACTCGTGTTTGTATCAGCCGCATTTGCCCAGACGGGCGATGTATCCACCGGTACAGATTATGACAGCATGATCGCCACTTTTGCCGGATTTGCCGGTTGTGTGGTATTGCTGACGGAAGGTATCAAAGCCCTGTTTCCCAAGATGAACGGACTGCTTACCCAGCTTGTCAGTTGGTGTGTCGGTATGGCGGCCGCCATGCTGCTATGGTGGCTTGATGCCGGATTCGTGTCGGACATCCAATGGTATATCGCCCTGCTTTACGGTTTAGGAGCCTCCTTCGTGGCGAACGGGATTGCGGATACGGGACTGGTTCAATGGCTTATCGGCCTTATCGCTAAAAAGTCGGGAAGCAAGTCATAAACAGGCAGTCCTATGGAGTTCAGTGAAATGCTTAACTGGATACTGGGCGGCGGCCTGTTGGCGGCGGTTGTCGGACTTCTGACTCTGAAAGCGACCGTCCGCAAGGCGAATGCCGAAGCGGAGAAAGCGAAGGCGGAAGCCGAAACAGTCCGGATAGGCAACACTGAACAGGCCACCCGGATATTGATAGAGAACATTGTCGAACCCTTAAAAAAGGAACTGAGTGAGACCAGAGAAGATTTGCGGGAAGCGAAAAAGGAGCTTGGCTCGACCAAGCGGGAGATGGCCCGCTTCCGTAAAGCCATCGAGACGGCTAACAGTTGCAAGTTTCGTGCTGACTGCCCTGTTATTTTCAAGCTGCGCGACCTCACGAGAGGCAGCGCGGGAAAAGCTGCGGACGGTGGAGACGGAGCAACGGGACAGCCTCGCGCGAGAAGTTCGCCGGATACGGACGGAAACGGTACCGATGTCGGAGGTGAGGCTGGAGATACCGACGGACAGCCTCCTTAAACTGCCGGAGGGCTCGTCGTTTCATGCCAAGAGCGGACAGGCCCGTCTCGACATCGGCAAGGGGAAGGAACCCGGAACCATCGTGGTCTATGCCTCTTGTGACAGCCTGCAGCGACAGTGTGAGTATTACGAGAAATCCTCCTCGGTATGGCGCGAGTGCTATGAAGGCATGGCCGACCTGTACGAAGCGGAATTAAAACAGCGTTCGAACCCCATTAAAACCTTTTTCACAGGGCTCGGCATCGGGATAGCGATAACGGTATTAGGAATGATAATCATCAAAAACAAATTGAAGAATGGCAACTAAGAAATTCATATACGGCATAGCCGTCGTAAAATTCAACAGTAAAGAGATCGGCTACATCGAAAAAGGCAGCTGGGACTGGGGCGGCACAAAGGCCGAGAGTACGGACATCGAGGCCGAGCAGGTTCCCGATGCCCCGGTGTTGACACTGGCCAACAAGAACGCGACCATCGCGCCGAC